AATCCTTATTCATCACTACATAGAGATGAAAGTACATTGCACAGTTAACCACAAAGCAGATCACTAAAGCCAGTATTTTTAGAGTCCTTAACAACACAATTCCCCTGCTAGTTTACTGGAAGCAGGTTAACTTAAAGCGGCTCAACAAATTCTCAACACAAGACATAAGCCAGAACAGTACCACAGCTACCTTCATATAAGATGTCGAGATTGAATAAATCAGGTTAACTCGACGGGGCTTCAGAGCCATCGAACTCCATTGGGTTAATAAATTTTGCAGAACATACAGCGGGGAAAAGAAATAATGCTGTTAAAAGAATCTTACTCATACTTACCTCGAACAAGTGATTTTTTAATCAGCATTGAATCTATCATTTACAACAAGGAAAGGAACCTAGTTCATTAAAAAACCCGCTCAGTGGCGGGTTTATGTTTTGTTCTGTTGCTCAGTACGCTTTACTGTCCCGAGCCTAGCACAATTTAAGCACTTTCCTGCTCATTCTGCAACTTAAATCTGTCGCCATTTGTGCCAAACGCATCACAAAGTGGAGCGTAAAGCATCGATTCCGCCAAACTTACCCATGTGTCGATTCGGCGGCGGCAAGTGATAAGGGTCCAGTCAGGGTGTTTTGCATTGAGCTCGTTAGCCATCTGTAGTTTGCTCTTACGCAGCCGGTGACGGTCAACGATTACCCCATACAACCCACGGTATTCATCATTCATCAGAACCGAAGCAATAACACCATCCACCTTAAGGCCTTCTTCGTCTGAGCAGAAAGCGAGTCCTGTTTTGTTTTTGCTGTCTAGGATTTCGCGCAGGTAAGCTTCCAGCTCAGGTTTAGTGATGCCGGATTTCTTCATTCGGCGCAACGCATCGTTGATTGCGGTCTTGGTGATTTTCCCGGATGCCAGCAGCTGGTTAAACATGTTTCCGCCAGAGCCGCCACCGATATATGACCAGCGGCCCCACATGCGGAGCTTGCCCTGTACCCAGATGCTTTCGAGAGTGCGAAGGCGAACCATCTCGCCGGATTTGCCAACTTCAGAAGGATTGATCATGTTGCGTCTCCACTTACGCCAGTGCGCCGATTGCCAGCGCACGATCTAAAAACCGAAACAACAGCACCAACTGGTCGCCGTGCTTCGCTTCAAATGCCACAGGATCAGCGTGCAACTCGTCGTGATGCGCTCTGCACAGCGGTATCACAAACAGGTCATGCGCTTTGGTACCCATTCCACCCTGCCCGTGGCCTATCAGGTGGTGGGGGTCGTCTGCCGGGTTATTGCAGCAACTGCACTGCTGCGACTTTACCCAACGGGTGTACTTATCGTTCTCCCAGCGGCGGCGCTTTGGCCTCAGCATGAAAGATTCAGGTGATTCAGGATCGACCTTCACCGAGACTATCTTCTTCACTTTCTCCTGGAGTATTTCAGTTGCCGGTAATGACGGAACAATATCGCTTTCCCGCATCACTGAGGTGTGCGATTCAGGCTTAATCCGGAGCGCCTGGTTAGCCACTGATTCAGGAATCAGGTCAGCCAGATCGTTACGTACCATCCACCAGCAAAACTCCGGCAGCGTCAGGGTGTGGTCAGCGCTGAAACCCAGCATGATATTCACCCTTTCCAGCAGCCATTTTACCAGGTTCTGCATGGCAATTCCTGCCAGTCTTTCTGTAGTTTGTTCACGCAGTTGGTTATCGCATCCCCAGCACAGGCGAATGCTGCCGGGGGCGTGGCGTAGCAGAGTGAAGTCCTTTGAGTGCCATTCGTTGTGCGGCCACTGACATTCGAATTTACGTTCCAGCCATGCATCAAGGCCACTCAGTCCACCAGCACGCTGAATAACTCTCTCATTCAGGAAAAGCTCCTGCACACTGACATCATCCGTCAGGGGCTGGTGCGCTTCAGGAATCAGTCCAGATGGCTGGTGCTTGATTGCTTCGGAAGGCGTTTCAATCACCACCCGGCCACGACGAAACAGCCACAGCAATTCGTTACCTGGGCGGAACAGTACTACCCCGGACATTGGCGCAACTTCAGGTGTCAGTATGGCTCTCACGCAATTTGCCCCTTAGCAATATGTTCAGCCCACAGGCCGCCAATCCAGCGCACGCCCTTTGCAGTAAAGCGGGACTGATTGAATGCGTAGTTAGTCTGGTTGGTGGTCCCTGTCTTAACTTCGAAGCGCCCTGCTTCGATGTGCTTGCTCTTTGGTGTAAGAACACGGTTTAACCGGTACATGATGCCGTTCTCAATGAGGAACATCGCGAACTCTGGTTCTTTGGCGTTAAGGAGCTTGGCAACCTGCCGGAATGTCATTGAGCCAGTGGCTTTGACATAGCGATCGACAAACTCAGCCTTGGGCGCGGCGATTGCCAGTTCTTCACTGAGGCGCTGTTTCTGTTCGGCAAGGTCAGCCGCCAGGCGGAGTGCTTCAGGCAGCGTTTGAGGAACCACCGCCCCGGTCATACCCTCCAGTTCATGCATGCGATCAATAACTTTCATGCGAAGCACGGCGCTGTAACCAGTAAGCAGGCACTCAACGTGACGGCGATCGAGATGGTACTCGGCCTGCTGCCGGTTCATCGTGTCGATATAGATACGCTCAAAACTGAGCGCATCTTTCCCAAGATCGGAAAGCATGTTTTCAATATCACGCTTAACGTTCTTATGCTCCTTCCCCGTCAGTTCAGCAATCTCACGGCTGGACATGGTGATCTGCTGCCCTGTCGCGCTGATGTGATGGGTAGGGCAATTCACTGTGATGTTCATTTGGTTCATGCGCTATCTCCCGTTATCAAGCGACTGCACCCGCCAGTGGAACATATCTGGTGATCGTTATCTCAACCCTGCCACCCGGTGTTTTTGGGCCCCACTCCACCAGCATTCGTTGCACCTGACTGTCATCCTCCCAAATGCCAGCCTGAGTAAGTGCGTCGAACAGGGCTTTGTTGTAGTTGTCGATATCGCGGCGGCGAGAATCCGGAGGGCACAGGAGGATCTCAACCGCAGCCGGTGAGGATGATGGCTTGGGCAAACGGCGAAGCTGCTCAATAATCGCGGCGCAGGCAGCGCTCTGGTATTGCCGACCCTTCTGGCTGATCAGGGTGCGGCCCTTTAGTGGACCGCTGTTGGGTGAGCGCCAGTAAGCGTTAACGCTTGGAGGGAATGGCAGGGTCAATTTCATCATGATTCCACTCCGTAGCGACCGTTAAGGCGGCCAATAACGCTGTTGAACATAACTAAGCTCACGCCCATCGGTTTCACCTTCTCGTGGTACTCCTTCAGGATCGGAGGCACAACGACGTTCCAGCTTGGCTTAGGCTTCTGCTTCAGGGCTTGCTTAATCGCAGCGGTGCACTGACGAGCAACATCACGCACCGCGTTCTCCTGCTCGGTTGATAGCTTCTTCATGCTGCATGCTCCCGGTTATCTGCCACCGGAACAGCCACGCCGGAAATCAATTCAACTGCAGCCGACTCAGCCTGATTACCCCAGTGGTCCCAGCCAGGCGCACCACAGCGGCTGAACAGTTCTATTCGCGGAACGTCCCCGTAAAGCTTCTCCAGACGGAAACGCGCCTCGGCTGGGTTTTGGCTGTGCTCCCCGAGTGGGCTGTAGATTACCTGCTTGATGCTGGCGCACTGGCGTTCAAGTCCATTCCCCCTGGTGGCGATCAGCATGTCTTCGGTATTGGCTCGGGTGTAGTTACCGCCGTTCATGCGGGTCTGCGCATTCAGCAGGTCGAGGAAGTCGTAAAAGTCCTCCACTCCACCAGCCTGAAGAGCTTTGTTGATGTGCAGCTCTGCCTGTGGGTTGAACTTCACCCAGGTAAAGCCCTTCATCGTGCGGACCTTAAAGCCCCATGCTTCAGCCAGTTCAATCGCTTCGCGGGTATGCGTGCCGGTGAACCACATAGCCAGAACTGCATCATCTGCAGCCAGGTCCCACACAGGAAGACGCTTCATGTCGATAAGCTTCATCGTGCCGTAGTGGTTTGTGGCTGCACCGTTGCTGACGGTGTTCCCGTATTCCCAGGCTGGGTCTGCGTAAATCAGAGAGTATTTCATCAGATATTCCTCCCCTGACCTGCCAGACACCATGCGTCAGTAGGCGTTTTGACTTTCGGTACCATGCTCAGGCAACGCTGGCGCTCTATCAGTATCTTCAGGCGCTGTTCTTCGTCTTTTGAGCGGTTGAATGCATCCATCAGAACCGTGGCCGCACGCTGGAAGAGCCCCTTTTCGAATAGGCCTTGAGCTTTTTCCATCATCGCGGTTACTGCCGGGTTCGGTGCGGCTTCCTGTTCTGATGCAGCTGGTGCGTCAGCCCGGTTAATTTTCAGTGCAGAACGCCCTTCGCTCACATCCCCACCCGGCGCTTTAGCAAAATACTGGTAGCACTTGCCGTTGTGCTGGCGGGTAGCGCGATTCAGTTTGACCAGGTGACATACCCCGCGCTGAACAGCATGGACGTCGTACTGACGCATTGATGCCGCAATCTCTTTGTTCGTTAAGCCAGGGTTAGCGGCGATGAAAATCTGAATGTCTTTCAAGAGGCTCATGAGTTAGCTCCTCTGAATCCTGCCGGGACTTTGCTGTAGTCAGTGTTCTGGAAACTGGAGCGGAAAACCCCATCCTCTCGGGCCCACTCTCCGTTTACGCGAGGAGGTCGCCCAGCTTTGGCCCAACTGTTCGCTGACTTCAGGTAGCCAGGGAACTTGGACGGCTGGAAAAGCGTCTGTGGTCGAAGGTAGGTCGCCATCGTCAGGTCTTCGCTCCACTTGGCGTTGCAGTAGTCCACCACCAGCGAAAGCTCTTCAACGGTGAAGCCCTCCCCGATTCGGGCGCGAATGTTTTGCAGCGAGGTTGTTGAAACCTGATAACGCGAACTGGTCACCTGGTTGAGATGGGTTAAAACCTGTTTAGCCTGATCGGTGATCAACACATCACCGTCTGGTTGCGGCGCAACCGGACAAATAGGGTTTTTAATATCTGTAGTATTCTCTGTTGTATTCTCTGTAAGAACATCAGTGCAATTTGACCTGATGAGAGCGGTTCGTTTTGAACCGATGGAGCGTTCCACTTTGACCTCTTCCATCGGTTCATTTTGACCTGATGGAAGAGTGCATTTTGAACTCTTCGATTTGGTCACTTTGACCTCATCTAAAAGCTCGCTTTCGTAGTTGATCGTGTAGTAGTTCGTCATGTCGCGCTGAGACTTGTTCAGCTGCTCAACTTTGAGCACGCCGAGGTTCTTCAGGCGGGTGAATGTGCGCTTCAGCGTAGACTCAGACCAGAACGGGAACTGCTCAAGCCACTGCTCGTTGGTGTTGTAAATCCAGCGCACGCCGTCACGCTCCAGTCCGGAGGTGGTTTCTTTAAGCCAGTAGTTAACCTGCTGCAACGCAATGGCCTCGTTAAGGCCAATGCTGTATGCAAGGTCAGGGTTTATCACTATCGGCCGGGATGGCATCAACAGGCTCATGGTAGTCCTTTAACTCTGTAAATTTACGCTGGAATTGTTCAAGAGGGCTGAAGCACTCATGATCGTACCCTTCGCGAAGGTATATAACGCGTCGGGTCTGTGGCTCCCATCTGATGACACGGACCGGGACGCCGTAGTGGTCTTTGAATCGCCGGTTAACTTCAGCCATTCCTCGCGCCCCTTCTCGTTCATCTGAGCAAAAGCCTCTACCATCGCGTTCTCAGGCTGGTAGTTGTTCGTATCAGCCTGGTCGTTTAATCTCTCCACATAGCCGAATGGGGAGTCTTTTCCCACCAGCGGAAGGCATCTGAATTGCTTCGCTGGTCTCAATCGGTTTAAACTGTTCATGCGTTAGTTTCTCCACTTAAAGAACCGGCGCACCAGACGCCCCGAGCTGCACACTTGGGGCGTCACCTTTTCTGCCGGTTGAAACGAAAACATCCACTGCCTGGTCGGATACCGCGACACCATAAAGAGCCATGAAACCCAAAAATCCATGAATCTGATGGCGGAGTTTCTTGCTGAATAAATCCGAGAGCGCCTTACGCTCTGCTAAGTCAATCACCCCATCAGCAACCGCAGACATCTTTGCCGATGCCAGTTCGCCAGCTGCAACTGTCGCCTGCATCTCGATATCGTAGAGATCGACGTTGTCGATGGTTTCAGCAGTTGGAACATCCACCAGCCATTTCCCTTTTCGGTTTGCCTGGTACTCAGCCAAATAAAACGTTCCAGATAAGTCTTCCATTCGCTCAAGCTCGGCTAAGGTGAAGAACCGGCTACCGCATTTTTGATACAGGTGGTTATGAAATTGGTCGATAGTCATCCCCAAATCGGAAGCCATGCCTAAACGACCATGTTTATGCGCCTTACACATGAGGCGAATTGCTGTATTGATGCTGTCTACCATGTTGATTTTCCTTTGGTAGTTACTATCAGGCTGCTGAATTTGTAGACTCATGGAAAACATCAGGTCGCAGCCGTTCTTTAGTTACCCCAGTAGCACGCTCAATAAACTGTGATTGCTTAACTGGTGGTCTTTTCTCGCGATGTAACCAATTCCAAACCTGCTGCTGCTTAACTGTTCGACCTGATATTTCGGTAAGCTTGCGAGCAAGTTCAGATTGGCTACCAGCGGCATTTATTGCCTCAGTCAAGGCCTCCTGCACTGGCGTCATGGTCTTCTCCTGTCATTAATTGGTGGTAAAGTTGTTAATCGATAGCATTATACAACCTTAACAACTTTTATCACAACTTTTAGGTGTTGGAAAGCTAAAACATAAAGTTGTAATCTCGCCTTATACAGGGGGAAAAGTTGTGAATACACTTGCTGAAAGGTTGAAAGCCGCGCGGGAAAAATTGGGTATGAGCCAAGCTCAGCTTGCAGACCAGGTTGGTCTTTCTCAGCAGTCGGTCGCAAAAATTGAGAATGGCGATACTCTCCAGCCAAGAAAGATCAAAGAGATAGCTAAGATTCTTGAGGTTTCGCAGAAATGGTTGATGCTTGGAGTTGAAGAGAATGGGAAGCTGTCTAATTTTGTAATCGAAGAAGCTGAGGAAGCTAGCCTCGACCCATCGGTATTTGCGGATATCCCAGTACTGGATATTGAGCTTTCGGCCGGAAATGGATGTGAAGCAGAGATTATTGAGAGCGTAGTGGACTCTTTCCCACTTCGAAGAATTGACCTTAGAAAAGCTGGTGTCAGCCCATCCAATGCGAGAATTGTTCAGATTTGGGGTAATAGTCTTCTGCCCGTTCTAAACAACGGTGACTATGTTGCGGTTGATATGTCCCAATCACGGCCAATTAGGGATGGGGATCTTTATGCAATTAGAGATGGCGTTCTTCTAAGAGTTAAAGTTTTGATTAACCAGCCAGATGGCGGACTCATCCTTAGAAGTTTCAATAAAGAAGAGTACCCGGATGAAGTACTCAACTTTGATGAACGAAGAGCAAGAATACACGTTATAGGGCGGGTATTTTGGTCATCACGGTCTTGGTAATGCGTCAAAAAGCATTTCTTCTGATATCACTTTAAGGCCAACACCTTCGTTGTCTCTATAAGAAATCGCTTTCTCAATCTTTCGTCCGTGGCTGGAGAATCTCCAGTCGCGAGAAGATAAGGTTCCAATTACCAAATAATCAATTTTTTTAGTAACTGTATAAGAAATCAGTCCATTGCTGCGCTTCAAAATATCCTCTACATGGCTTCTTTTACCTGCCATGAATACTCCTGTTAGGCAAAATACTTTACCTTCAAGATCAATGTCAGCATCACTATCTACAGGAAGCTTTGTTGATAGACCATCGACAACTCCGCTTTCAAGATCGCAGCCAGTAAAATCTACCAATGCCTTGTGCAACGTCTGGCTTTCTTCGGTCGTTATTACACCATCTTTGAGAATTTCTTTTACCAGCGTATATAGTTCTTTTCCTGGATAGTTACTCTTTAGAGTCCCGTTTTGAGTTAACCACCAATCCAAATATCTAACCTCTTCTTCAGACAACGTTTTGTCTGATATAAGTCCTTTGCAAAGCCCATTGAGCAAATGTAAGTCCGATTCTTTCGAGAAGAAGTCCACCTCTGGGATGTCAAGTATGTCCCTTTGGATTTCCAGTAAATGTTGTTTAAGTTCCTGCCTCTCTTCCTCAGTTACTGCGCCGTCAGACAGTATTTTTGATACGCGCGAACTTAGCCCTTTAATGACACCATTTTGAATAATTTCTCCGGCCTCTAATAGCCATGTGTCTAGGTAAAGAATCTCTTCATCCCTAACCACCCCATCTGAAAGAATCCCATCAATGATGCTGATTAAGTTGTTGAAAAGTTTGTCTCGGTTTTGTGTGTAGTTAAATACGTAGAGCTTGTCTTCCATACAGCCTCCTTTTTTTTACATCCTTGCATTGCTACAAAATTCAATCAAACCACATAAAGTTGTTGACACCAAAGATTCCCACAACTAAATTACACCTTAAAGTTGTTATGAATTACACCATTCAACAACTTTGATAGCAGTACTGCATATGGCACATGTGCCGCAGCGGTCCGGGGATTCCTTACCAGGTCCGTCGATCGAACGGAAGCGGGAATGTTGAGGTGATTATGGCTGTCGTTAACAAGCAAGAAGATATTTTACGCGTTAGCGCTGAAGTACTCGATCTTTTGAAGAGTGAACTTAACGCACGAGGAGTTACGCCCACTCAAGAAAATTTAAGTTGGGTTCTGTCGATTATTCAAAAATCACTTAAACCCAGCATCAGCAAACTTTTTGTCGAGTAGAGTTTCGAGTTTGTCATACAGCTTACTGATGTCGTCCATAGGCTTTTCTGACGTCGTGTATTTCTCATTAGCAACCATAGCAGCAGTCTGGTAAGCGGTGTGGGTCTTTACTGATAACTCGAATAAATAGAGGATTTTTTCTTCTTTTGTCATTTTTTGATTCCATTTCTTGGTGTGTGAGAACGCTGAGAATACCACCGAGCCTGATGTGGTGAAAAGACAGGCAGCAGTTGCAGTACGGTATATGGCACATGTGCCGAACAAACAAAAAAGCGCCCATTCATTGGACGCTTCGCTCTTTAAAAACCTGGATATCCCTTAACACCAAATTTACTGCCGTGCTTTCGGTCTTGGCGTGGGCATTGGCCGAGGTGGGACGTGACTATCAGGCCTTGGCCCCTCATGAATCGTGCTGTGTGTTTTCATGTTAGCCCTTATTATTTTCCAGGCTGGGGCGGCATTGGCTTTGGTGGAACATGAAACGGCTCAATTGGTTTGCTCATGTGTACGATCCTTGAGTTTATTATTTTTTAGGCTGAGGTTTCACTGGCTGTGCAGGTGGCTTTTTCGGTGGCATGTGATCATTTGCAAATTTGCTCATCTGTTTTTTCCTCGAAGTCTTTCTTTCGCGGCAAGTCACCGGCTAACAATGACATGCACTTCTGAAAGATAGTCAGGTTGTAAGTGGCAGGAAGATTGAAATAAAGGCAGGCTTTTAGATATGCCGCGTTCTCCAATGATCGCCACGGGTTGCTGTCTGTGTCCTGGGCTTTAATGAAGCGGTCGGTTAGCTCTGCGTCTGATAACGATGGTGACTCAGCCAGTAGCCTTTTGTATTGTTTCATTTGCTCTTTAGAAGACCCAGCTTCTTGTCCGAAATGATAAACAAGCTGTAGAACAGAAAGGACCGATACAAATACTCCAAAAACGAAATAGTTGTTAAATGTAGAAAACACCGAGAAGCCTACGACAATAAGTACCAAAGTGATTAGCTTATCTATTCTCGTAAGCAGGGTGTAATTCATTCTTTCCAGAGTATATGAATAATAAATAGCAAAATTGCAATCGTCCCTACTCATTTATCACCTCACTTATAAACTTAATCCCCTGGCTTCGGAGGTGGTTTAGGCGCTTGCCGCGGCGGCATGTGCCTTTCCTCGTAATCATCGGGCTTACTCATTTCAAGATCCTTTGTGTTGTTAGGGATATCCAGATTAACCGAATCCTTGTTGTTGGGGAATAGCAGGATCCACTGAGCCTGATGTGGTGAAAAGACAGGCACACAACATGAAAGCGCACTCCATCAACTATCGGTTGTGGATGACAGGTAAGTAAACGAACGAAGTGCGCTTCCAGTTGTGTAAACCGTAGTAGCTGTACCAGATGCTGTGTGTAGTCTTGGCGGTCGGCAGTTTGAATCCCTTAATGTCGACCGCCCCTTTTCACAACTGAAAGCGCGTTCAGCCGGTTCCTTGAGAGGCCTCAGTCATTAAATCAACTCAGGAGAACGCGCTCCCAATTGTGGAGAAGCTAACTGGCGGTGGCAGCCGCCCGTTTCACTAAGTGCCCTGGTTGGGTGCTTACTAAAACGAAACCCCTTTATGTTTTGTCGCCATCAGGCGAGGGATTCGTGCAACCAAAAATCAGCGCTGTGCAGAGCGCTTATAACACGGAGAAACTAACCATGACGAACACACAGAACGTCACCGAGTTACAACCACGCATGACTAGAGAGCAGCTTATTGACGCAGCTCGCAAGGCCGCCCCTCTCCTTCCTGCCGCTTATGGTTGGATGGTTAACGAACTGGCTAACCGCCTTGACTATACCAGCGTCGCGCTGTGTGAAGCGATGGCGCAGCGGAAGGAACTGGCTGAGCAGAACGCTACGCTACGTGAGGATGTCACCAGCTGGGCCAAAGAGTGCGACCGCATAGAAGAGCGCCACACCAAAACCCCTACCAACATGCACCTGCTGGAAGCTCAGCGAGAACTCCGTGAGCTGCCTCGTGTCGTCATTTCCCTGAATAACGAGGTTGTTCTCTAATGGCTAACTCATTCAAGCAAATGACCAAGGCCGGTGTAATTAAGCGCACCGATACCGGGATGTTTATCGCTCTTTCAGATATCCACGTTCGTGAAGGTTTCAACAAGCGTGAAGACGATGAACGCACCCGCCAGGCTGATGATGACCTGTTCAACTACCTGATGAACGGCGGATCAGTTCCACCGCTGGAAGTTATCGCACGTGATGAAGGTGGTGTGTGGGTTGTAGAAGGTCACCGCCGCCGTCGCTGCTATGCGCGCTGTGCTGAAGCTGGCAAGCCAGTTGACCGCATCCACATCATGCCGTTCAACGGTAGCGATGTTCAGCGTCTGGCGCGCATCATGACCAGTAACAACCAGCTGCCGCTCTCAGATATGGAGCAGGCTGCAGTTATTCAGGAGCTGCATAACGCCTTCAATCAGACCACCAGCGAGATCGCAAAACTGGTCAACAAGTCTGTTCCTACTGTCGAAAAGCTTCTGCTTCTTAGCACAGCTAACCACGACGTTCAGAAAGAAGTTAAGTCTGGGACCGTGTCCGTAGATGTGGCTGTTGACCGAATAAAAGAGTTCGGAGAAAAGGCCGGTGAGGTTCTTCAGAAGGATAAAGCTTCTGCTGCCGCAAAGGGCAAGAAGAAAGTCACCCGCAGCGTTATAGCGCCAGAAATTAGCGTTAAGAAAGCGCGCCGCCTTGTTGAACTGATTAGCCTGGCCGGGATAAGTGACACAGGTGTTATCTCCCTCGAAGGTTTGGCCCATGCAGAAGCATCGCAAATTATTGATGAGCATAAAGCCATAGCCTCCCAACATCGCAAAGGAGTGCAGTCGTGAGCAGAAAAATTTACATCGCTGGCCCAATGACAGGATACAAGGATTTCAACCGTCCTGCGTTTAAGGCGTTCGCGCTGAAGTTAAGTCTTGATGGGAATGTTGTTCTCAACCCTGCCGTTTTACCTGATGGCCTGGAGCAACGCGAATACATGGATATCTGCTGCGCAATGATCCGCTGCGCTGATGCGGTTTTCATGCTGCGTGGCTGGGAAAAATCTGCTGGCGCTGTTGCTGAATATGCACTGGCAAAGAAAATTGGTCTTGAGATTATCACCGAATGCCAGGAGGCCGTCCAATGAGCAACATCGACAAACGCGCATTACGGGAAGCGGCTGAACGTGCAGGACAAAATGACTGGGAGTACGTCTA